CGACACGCGAGGTTCCGTTGACTGCGCAGCAGGCCAAGTACTATGACGCTTTAAAGAAGCAAATGATGACCATCGCTGCCGGTTCCGAAATCACAGCCGTAAACGCAGCAGCCATGCTGAATAAACTTTTGCAAGTGGCACAAGGGGCGGTATATACGGATGATGGCAGCGTGGTTGAGTTCGACGTGTCCAACCGCATGACTGAGTTGCTAAACGTGATCGAGCAAACTGACCATAAGGTATTGGTGTTTATCCCATACCGGCACACACTTGAGATGGTTGAGAATGCTCTGCTCAAAGAAGGTTACACAGTGCAGACAATTCATGGCGGCGTTGCTTCTACACGCCGAGCCGACATCATCAAGCAGTTTCAAACGGAAGACGACCCACGCATACTGTTGTTGGTTCCGCAAGCGACTGCGCACGGCATTACGCTTACTCGTGCAAGTCAAGTGGTCTGGTGGGGTCCAGTAAGCTCCACAGAAATTTATTTGCAAGCTAACTCACGTGCACACCGTGCAGGTCAGACAAACAAAGTTACAGTCACGCATTTGCAAGGCAGTCCGGTCGAGCGCCGTATGTACACGATGTTGCAAAATAAAATCGACATGCACCAAAGTTTGGTCGATATGTACAAGCAGGAGATCGAATGAAAACAAAATGGTTAGACCGCAGCTTGCTGATGGGTGGACACTTAGCGTTGGTGACAAACCAAGCTGAATACAAACGCGCTTTGAAAGATCTTAATTGCGAAGCGGACGATAGATTTGTTACTGAAGGGTCATACGCATCCACACATTGCTTACGTAACACTGACGGGTCGATTGCACACATTGTTGGTATTGACAAAGAACGCGCCAAAGATTATGGAAGCATCGACGTCGCTGCGTTACTTGTACATGAAGCCGTGCACGTTTGGCAGAATACGGAAAGCGAGGCCGGCCCTATGGGATGCTTTGGGACAGAAGGCGAAGCTTATGCAATCCAATGTATATCGCTTACCCTAATGCGCGAATACGCAAAACGCCTTGACACACAAATTTGACAGTGTATAATTTCTAAAAAACGGGGGGAAAGCCGTGCAAAGTTTTTCGAAACTTGCGGACGGGCGGTTAGTACCTCCACCAATTTGTTCAACGTAAGTAAAGGAAATCAAATGGAAGATAATAGATTTTGGATCAGACTCTGGGGTATCACTGCCACAGTGCTTGTGTGCTTTGTAGGTGCGTGCACTTACTCTGGGCATGACAAACGCGACAAGTGGGAGAAGGCCGTGTCCAACGGTGCCGACCCTATGGTGACTGCTTGTGCACTCTTTAACCAAGAAACTGTCGAGCAAGCTACATGCTTGTTGTTGGCACAGAACCGCAAATAAGGAGTCATCATGAGCGCAGAAACAGACGTAGCATTGATGATGGAGTTGGAAGGCAAGATCAACCAACGTATTACAGACGTAGTGTACGAAGCCATGACGGGGGTTAAGCCAACAACACCTGCCACTACTTCCAATATTCAGTACGCGATGGCCCAAGGCATTAAAAACAGTTTGCTAAACGACCCCAGTTTCGTTATGGAGCTAGCCAAACGCATTGGCCAAAAGATGCAGAACATTCAGTATTGAGGTGACATCATGGACGCAAGCCAATTAGTCAAGGTGTACATTAAAATACGTGACGCCAAAGAAACACGAAAGAAGCAAATGGAAGCTGAAATTGCTGACCTCGATCAGCAGTTGGATGCCGTAGAACAAGAGCTTCTGGAAATCTGCAAGACCACCGGACAAGACGGTGGCAAAACACAATTCGGATCGTTCACACGTTCCGTCAAGACACGCTACTGGACCAGTGACTGGGACAGTATGTACAAATTCATCCGTGAGCATGATGCCCCTGACCTCCTCGAACGACGTATTGCACAAGGTAACTTTGCGCAGTTCATCCAAGAGAACCCAGACAAAATGCCTGCTGGTGTGAATATCGAGTCCAAGTACTCGATCACGGTTCGCCGTTCATCCAAGTAACCTCCAATTAAGGAAATCAAAATGAGTAACATGACACTTTTCAAATCCGGTTCAGTTATCCCTGACTACCTGCGCGAAGCCGCAGACGCCACTACCAAAGATATTGCAGGTAGCTCTGGCGGTAAACAAATCTCCATCAAGGGTGGTGTGTGGCGTATGGTCGTAGGTGGCGAAGAAGTTGCCAAGAACGAAGACCGTGCCATGAACTTTGTGGTGATTGCATCAGGTAAGGGCGTAACGCGTACGTTCTACGCAGACAAGTATGAAGAAGGCAAAGATATCAAGCCCGCATGCTGGTCTTCCGAAGGCGTTGTACCGAATGAAGAAGTCAAGACTCCTCAAGCTAAGTCATGCGCTACCTGCCCTCAGAACATCGAAGGCTCAGGTGATGGTAAGGCTCGTGCCTGCCGTTACAGCAAGCGTTTGGCAGTGGCTTTGGAGAACGATATCGGTGGCAACATCTACCGCTTGTCAGTACCTGCCAAGTCATACTTTGGTCGTGCTGAAGGCGAGAAGATGCCCCTGCAAGCGTTTGGTAAGTTCTTGTCTGGTCACGGCATTCCAATTACCGGTATTGTGACCGAGGCTCGCTTTGATACAGCTGAAGCAGTGCCAGTGTTGAAGTTCCGTGCTGTGCGCCCCTTGTCGAAAGAAGAGTGGGAATTGGCTAAGGCACAAAGCCTGACAGAAGACGCCAAACAAGCCATTGAGTTGAAGATGGTGCCGTCTAAGGCCGAGGCTATGCCCGCACTGCCCCAAGCGTTCCAAGAGACACCTGTGGCTGCCAAGGTAGAAAAAGCGGAAGCTGAAGAGGTTGCTGAGCCAGTTAAGCGTGCCCCTGCGAAAGCCAAAGCGGAAGCACCTGTGGCTAAGAACGTATCTGACATTCTGAGTGACTGGGCTACTGACGAAGATGCGTAATAGAGTTCGGGGGTACGACACCCTATTTATTCAGAAGGTTGAAGATGCAGACCAGAGGCCGATTGTCATGCAGTTGGCTGATGTTTGCATCAACAAAGGTGTACCTATAACCGAGGTAGCGCAGATGTTTGGCGTGACTCGTGCGACTGTGTACAACTGGCTAACTGGTAAATCGGTGCCGCGCGCCCGACATCAGGCAGCAATGCCTAAAGTTATTGCACGTCTTTCAAAACGTAAGTAAACCTCGTGGGGGTGGCAGGCTGTCCTGTCGCCCCTATTTTTTCCTCCTCAACCCAGTGAGGTTTTGTGACTGACTTTCTCAAATCCGTTTTACCAACGCAGGGCGTATATTGCACTGTGGGTATTCGGTCAGGTGCCGTCAAACAGTCGTTTCAGCAGACGATTGATGACGTGGAAGCAGTCGGCTCGGGTATGGATTCTCAAGGCGTAGATGCGTACTTCGCACTCGCCGCATTCAACGATGACTCAGGACGTAAGGTTGATAACGCAGCCTTCCTGCGGTCATTCTTTCTTGACTTAGATTGTGGGACAGGCAAACCCTACGCTGACCAAGCTGCTGCTGCCCAAGCCCTATCCATATTCATTGCTGACACGAAGCTGCCAAGCCCAACCCTTGTTAACTCAGGCGGTGGACTGCACGTATACTGGCCGTTAACCGAAGACGTAGCTGCATCCGAGTGGGTGCGCCACGCGAAATCCCTGAAGCGTTTGTGCGCTCAGAAGAAACTATTTGCTGACCCTGCTGTGACTGCCGATGCCGCACGCATCTTACGCATACCGGGTACCCATAACTTTAAGAACGAAACCCCGAGACCTGTACAAATTATTGCCTTGGGTACGCCTGTATCCCTTGCTGAATTCGCTGAGATGCTCCCTGCACCGGCGATGGACTTAAGTGCTGCCAAACAATTTGGCATGGACGAAACCTCCAAAGACATCGGGGGTGAATACCCCAAGTGCTCATTCAAACGTATTGCAATCCGCAGTGTGAACGACAACGGCTGTGCCCAGATGAAGCACGCCTTGCAAAATTCAGCTACGCTGGAAGAACCCCTATGGAGGGCTGCGCTGTCTATTGCCGTGCGGTGTGAAGATGGTCAGGCGGCTATTCACAAGATTTCACGCGACCACCCTGAATACGATCGTGCGGATACCGAAGCAAAGGCAGCCGAGACTAAAGGCCCATATACGTGTGAGTGGTATAGAAGCAACAACCCATCATTGTGCGAGGGGTGCGAACAAAAAGTTTCTACGCCAATCCTGTTGGGTAAGTTTGTTGAGGCTGCGCCTGTTGAAGACGACCAGTACATCATTGAGACGCCCGAAGATGAGTCAGCACCCGCACTGACAACATCAATACCCGCATACCCATTCCCATATTTCCGTGGTGCTAATGGTGGCGTATACAAAAAAGAACGCACTCCTGACGGTGAGGAGAAAGACATTGAAATTTATCCGTATGACCTTTACCTAACAGAGAGGTACTTTGACTCGGACAAATACGGCAACGGTGAAGGCGAGATGGTGGGTGTTAACTTGCACATGAAGCAAGACGGTATCCGCAGGTTCTACGCTCCGGTGACTACGCTATTCACCAAAGACAAAATGCGCGACCTGCTGATTAAAAACGGTGTGGTCGCATACGGAAAACACTTGGATGCAATCATGGCTTATTTTGCTTCGACACTACGCAAACTGCAATCGCAGTACGCTGCGAACAAAACGCGCAGCCAAATGGGATGGACACCTGACGGAGTTGGCTTCGTTGTAGGTGAGTTGGAATACACCGCAGCAGGTACTAAGCTTGCACCTCCATCGAGCGGTACGCGGGAACTGGCTGAGTCATTTAAACCAACAGGTACGCTGGAAGAGTGGAGCAAGATCGCTAACTTCTACGACCGACCCGGTCTTGAGCCGCATGCACTGGCTTTGTTCTTTGGCTTTGGTTCCCCCTTGCTGAAGTTCATTGGCCCCAAGCAAAACGTGAAGGGCGCTTTGATCCACTTGAAGCACAACGGTTCGGGCTCTGGTAAGTCAACGGCACAGATGGTGGTCAACTCTATCTTCGGGCACCCCGATACCCTGCTGATGAAGCAGGACGATACCTACGCTTCCAAGATGCACATGCTTGGCATGATGAACAGCATTGCATTTACTGTGGATGAAATCACCAACGAGAAGCATGAGATTCTGTCTGACTACGCTTATGGGTTCACCTCAGGGCGAGGCAAGCACCGTATGGAATCGCAGAGTAATAAGTTGCGTGTCAACAACATAGCATGGTGTAACTTCACGCTGTCTTCCGGTAACGCCTCAGTTGTGGATGCACTGCAGAACCTTAAGAACACTGCTGATGGCGAACTTCGTCGTGTGCTTGAGATTGCGTTCCACAAATACACAGGCGCTACCAAGGCTGAGATTGACGAGGTGTTTGGCAAGCTGAACACCAACTACGGTGTGGCAGGGCCGATCTACATCCAGTACATCATTGACAACCACGACCACGTTATGAAACTGCTTGCTGATATGCAAGCCAAGGTGGACAAAGCTCTGGGCTTGGACCAGACAGACCGTTTCTATTCTTGCTTATTGACATGTGCCTTCGTTGGTGCCCTGATTGCTACCAAGTTGGGTCTGATTAGCATCGACATGAAGCGCATCTACCAATACGCCTTGGGGGTAGTGGGCGAAGCAGTTGCATCAAACCAAAGCAGCACTGGCAACCCACTGGTGATCGCCCAAGAAACACTGGGTGCCTTCATCAACGAGAACGTCAACAATGCAATGGTAGCGGCATATACCCCCAAAGGTGGCCTGCCTGAGAGACCTGCACTGACGCCCAAAGGTAAGCTGGTCATGCGGTATGACCCTGACACCAAAACCCTTGCAATCCCTGTGTCTGAGCTACGCAAGTACTTTACTAGCAGGCAGGTGGACGTGCGCGATAGCTTGGCACGCCTAACCACAGCAGGGTACCTCAAACATGGTGGCAAGTCACACCCCACTCGTATTGGCGCAGGAGCCGTAGGTGGGCTTAGCGGTATCGCAGTTCGCTGTTATATCTTTGACGGAGACGTAATTGGCATCGACGAAACGGCGTTCGCGCAAGCGGAAGACATCGGCACCTAAGCCAGTACCGGAGAAACCGAAACCACGGATGCCTGATGACGTCCGTGTGTTGCACTTGCTTGGTGTTGACTACTTCATGCAGTGGGAACGGTTCGATCTTGGGTGCTCGTTCTTTCTGCCAACCACAGCCACGCCCGTGCAAGCACGGGAGGCACTCAAGAAAGCCATACGGTATTTCAAAATACAAGTTGAGATACGCTCCCGTTGTGAGTACGGGAGGTATGGCGTTCGTATCTGGCGAACTTACTGATTCTTGCGAATCTCGTTCTTAGCGTCACGTACCCACTTTACAAGCTCAACTTCCATCTGTTTGATTTCGTTAAGCTGCGCTTCGCGTTCTTCTCTGCTCAATGATTCAGCACCGTCTGGGCTGTTCAAGAACTTGCGGTATGCGCGGGTACGTTCCAGTTCATTCAGCGTTGAGTTGATGGCGGACTCCAGCATCAGTTCATCTGCGTGGTCTTTGGCATACTGCTCCGCACGGTTGATGTCGGTCTTCATCAGATCGTTCAACGTGGTGTTAGCCTTGCCTACCTTTTCGCGTTCTTCGTAGAACTCAGTCACACGGCGTGTACCAACTGGGTCATACAAGTAGTTGCTAAGCAGTGCGTACTTGTGTAGTGGGCGATCGACTCGCGTTGGGTTAAGCAAGCTGTCTGTAACCATTGTTGCCATGGCAGCAGAAGAGCCAAAGTAACCGCGCAGTGCGTTGTCAATCATGATGGGGGAGACCTCCACACCGATCTGGTCACGGCTAAATACTGCAATCGCTTTGGCAAGCTCAGAGGTCTGCTCAGTCACGCGTGCGCTTGGGTCCATGGCCTTGTGGTGGTAGCCTTCAAGATCACGTCCGGTCAAGAATGACTTGTTAGCCCAAGCTTCGATGACAGGTTTGATCGCCTGAGGAACGGGTACTGCACGGCCCAAGTACTGCTCGTACATGTATGCCAACGTAGTGCGCGTAGCTTCCCATGCGGTTTGTTCTTCTGGCGTGCCTTGACGCTTCATGTACTCCACAATGCGCTCGGGAATGACCTTGAAGATTGCACCCAACTCGCCCGGCACAGGGATTTTGTAGCCACCGGGGAGAATCCAGTTGCCATCACGGGTACGCAGATCCATCTCTTGGTAGTCTTTGTCCTCGTCGTCCTTACCCAACGCATAGAGGGAACTGAGCATCATGACTGTTGCAGCACGGCTCCAGAACATCTGACGGGCTTGGGCACGATCCACCGAGGCACTTGAATCCTTGCCAGATGCAGCGCGGTACAGGACGTCCATACCTTGAATGTAGGCGTTAAAGAACGGAATGGTTGTAACCATGGCACCCACGAAATCACTTGCACCACGGCGGCGGAAGTTGATGAACTCACGGGCACGGGTCTGAGCCAACAACTCATCACCGGTTTCTTTGATGGTTTGGTCGTAAATGGCCTTGCGAACCGCCAAGTCAGAGGCACGTGTAATGCCGTCAAGACGGTGCAAGATGGTCTCGAATTTACCGCGCTTTTTGTAACCCAAGTCTTTCAGCAAAGATGTTGCGGGTTTACCAGCTTCAAAGTCGTATTCACCGGTCAGACCCAAACGGCCGAAATCCTTAACGTCCGGATGCTGGATGCCACGCAGTTCTGCGTAGGCTAGCTTGGGGAAGTTAGTCAGAGACATGCGAATCAACGCGCCGGGGTTCTTCACACCGGAAGTCAAGATGGCACGCTGCACGTCATCCGTTACCTGCTTCAATGCAAATGGTGGCAGTACAGTCACAGTCTTACGCAGCACATTAGAGAATGCACCCATGTTACGTAGCCAGCCTGCCTTAGGTGGGTTCAAATCTTTGAACGCCATGACATCGTACTTGCTTGGCAGATTCCAGTAGTACATCTCACCGTTGACATAGGCACCAACAGCGTTTGGTTTGCTCAGTGCGCTACGGCCAAGGTATTTGGCAAAGCCAAGGTCTTCCAAACTGCGTAGTGTTTTGACAGTGGCATCAGTCTTTAACGTCTGGCCAACCATCCAACCGAGCGTGTTGATGTAGTTATCGAACACATTGCCCACAGGTCGAACTTCAGAACCAATCAACTCTGGCAGCTTGCCAAGTTGTGCCAAGCCCTTACCACTGATTTTCTTAGCCTTGTTAAAGTTGGTTGCAAAGTCTTCAATGCGGTCAAATGGCACGTAGCCTACGACTGCTTTCCACTCAGCGCCCTGCTCGGGGGACAAACGACCGACCTTAATCAGGTTATCAACCATTGCAATACGGGCTTCGTCCATGAGTTTGCTCATGGCTTGCAAATCAGGGTCTGCGTTGTACTCCGCCATCAATTGGTCAATCTGGGCGTCGTTCAGATGCAACGCAAAGCTAGTTGCGCCGGTCTTGTTGGAGGCACGCATCTCATTTAGACGGACACCTTCCAGTACACGACTTGCAATTTGTGTTGCGCGCTCTCGACTGTAGCCATTCTTTTCGGCATACTTATCCAAGGCTGCGTAGATTTCAGCAGGGGCACGCACGCCCTTGCCAACTTCAGACTTCCATAAACCAGTCACAGGGTCCTTGTACAGCGTACCATTTTGGAAGTACTCAAGCAGCATCTTGGAGTAGTCTTGTGCCTGACGATACAAACCCATGGGGTTGAGCTTGCCCATAGAGTCACGCACAGCGCCATCAAACTTGGTGCGAAGTCTTTGCTCAATCGTGGCTGCAATATCCGCAACTTGCGTACGGGCCTTGGTAACGTAGTCGATGTCGGGGTTAGCCTGAACGCCAGTAATTAGTTTCTGCAAACCATTCTTCTGGACAGCATCCAACGGACCCATAGAATCAATTAACGACTCCGTGGTGTACGACACAGAGAACGATGATTTCATGGATGGTTGTGCGGGGTTATCTTGTCCAGATACCCATAAGTCAGCACTACCGGGGCCCATAGCATCAAGGAACTCCGCCACTTTTTTGTTTGGTGGGTATTTGCGACCAGTCACCAGTGCCACCAAGTCACGCATCATTTGCGCAACATTAGAGAAGAACTTCTCTACGATAGATACGGGTTTTTCCGCTGTGGACGCCCAACGTGATACGTTATCTGCAAACCACTCATCAAAGCCTTTCCAATAGGATCGCATCTGTTCAGCGGTCTTACCTTCTTCCACGGACATCATTTGAGTATCAGCGGTTTCACGGTTGCGCAACATCTGCACTAACTCACGGCCTGTTTTGCCTTTAGTGGATTCCAACCACTTTTCATACTCCGCCCGTATAGCATTTTTTGTTTCTTGCGGGGCGTTCTTGTATGCAATTGCTTCAATAGCGTGGCCCAACTCGTGAGAAATTACTTCCAGCGATTTGTTTTCTGACATGCCGGATTTAAACGAGATGTAGAAGTCGCGCTTATACGGCCCCATGTTTTGTGCAGAGCCTTCTTCCCCTACCGTAAACCCAGCGGTCTGCGCGGTCTCAAAAGATTTATACAAGCGGTACTTATCCTGTGCGCCCGGTTGACGCATATCTTCTGGATGCAGCAAGAAAATACGTACGTCGCCTAGACCCATGGAGGACATCAGGTCGCGTAGATAATCAGCGTAGCGCTGGTCAACAGAATCGGACTTAACTACGTTAGTCTTAGCTCCAGTAAACGGACCGTCGGGGTATTTAGACGCGCGTTTACTTTCGTCAAAGACGGCTTTGCTGCGAGCCGCCAAGAGTGTTTCACGTTGTTCGGGCGTAAAGTCTTTGCCGGTGTATGACTCAATATCTTGGTTAGTGTACCGTCCGTTGCGCGCTTTATTTACACCAATATACACTTGATTGCCAAACACATTAATGGCACGGTACAACGCGATATTTTCATCGCCATACACCGGGGTAAAGCCCGGCGCAGTGTAGTCAACTGCCCATTTGGAAATTTCCGCAGCTTTTGGGGCAGGCGCTTCTTTACGTTCTTGCAAATCCAATCGGCCTTGACGGGCATCGCGTGGCACCATCTGAGCTTTGGTGGGCTCTTCTGCGGTTTCTGGCTCACCACGTTTCTTACGCTCAGCGTATTCAATTTCTTCACGCTTGGACATGGGGAACAGCATTCCCTGTGGGCCGCGCAGGATTTCTTTCTCGCCTTCTTCCATGCCAAACTCAGATGTGCCAACAGGCTCACGCAGTTTTTCTGGCAGTTCTTTGGGCTCAGCTTTCTCAGCCTTGGTTTCCGTAGTGGGTGCCACGCCTTTCGGTGCGGGCTTGGCAGGGGCCGCTTCCATTGCCCTACGCATTTCTTCGGCCTCACGTTTACGTGCGGCTTCTTCCTCTACAGTTTCAGTAGCGACAGCAGGAGTCGGTGCTTTAGGCTCTTTGGCAGGGGCAGCTTTAGGAGTTGGCTTAGCAGCCACCGCTGGTTTTTCAACAGGTGCGGCAGGGGCAGCAGGGCTAGGAGCAGTAGTAGGAGTAACAGGCGCATTTAATGTAGGCTTAGCCGCTGTCGCAGGCTTAGCTCCCTTGCCAGCAGGCTGTCCAGCAGGTGCCAGTCCGAGTCCGACAGGTGTTGCAGGTGCTCCGGTGGTGGTGGGTACTCCGGCTCCGGGTTGTACCACGTTGGCTCCGGCAGGCTGACCAGATACTCCCACGCTTGGCTTACCTCCTCGGGGCTCAACTCTTGGCTCAGGCTTATTCGTCTTGGTAGTTTTCTCGACACGTGGTGCCTCCTTAAACCCTTCAGGTACGGGTGCAGTTAGGTATTTCAATATCTCGGCACGAGCACCTTTGGTAAGGATTAGGTTGGGATTGTTTGCCACCAACACTTGGATTTCCGCAGGGGTCTTACCGACAACGTTTTCTTCCAACCATTTCTTTGACGTGCGCAGTGGGACACCGATGTCCTCCAAGTCCTGCATTGTGATTTCATTGGGGCGTGCAGGGATTGTCAAGTCACGCTTGGCTTCTTTACCTTCGGGTACTGTGCGTAAAGGCAGCTTGTATTGGTAGCCACCCTTGGGTTCGCGTTTCGTAGGCTCTGCAATTTCTTCGGTAGTTGGCTGTGCAGCAGGGGTTGGCGCTTGCTCTTCGCCAAACAAATCCATCTGTGTGCGGGGAATGATTGGGGCTGTTTCTGCAAGGCCGGGGAACTTTGCACGGGCTTCTGCTTCCTGTGCTTTTTCCGCACGGATGCTTTCTACTTCGTTCTCGTGAAGCGACAGGAGTTGATCGTTTAGGTCTTTAATGCGAGCTTTGACTTCTGGCGTCTGTGGCTGTTGTTTAAGCGCTTCGCGCTCTTTGACCATATCGGCATATTCACGCTGAAAGTCCAAGCCAAGATCGAGTTGTTCACCTTGGGGCGTTGTGGTCGTAGGCTGGGTAACTGGCTCTTCTTTAGGCGTAGGTACGCGCTCACCCATTTCAGCTTCGCTAAACAACGCGCCTTGCGTACCTTGAGGCGCTTCGGGCGCTACCTGTGGACCACGGGCGGCAATACGTGCTTGCTCTTCACGTTGTGCTGTAAGTTGTTGTTCTGCAAGCTTATTTCTGGCTCCGCCACGCTCCATGACGTTACCGGCAGCCCCCAGTGGGGCACCAATCAGCAAAGCTTGGTATGCAGACTCGCCGTATTCTTTAATGGCATCTGGAGAGGTTAAGTCAAGACCTGCCTGCGCACGCTCTAGAATCTGCTGAGCAACCTCAACAGGCATCTCAGTCGTACCACGGGCTGCACCACGAGTTAATGTACCCGCCAGCGAACGCTCCGCAGCTTTGACCAGTTCAGCTTGGCTCTTGGCAGTAACCAGTGCGGCGTCTTCCGCCACACCCAAAACACCTTTGACAACTCGTTTGCCTAACGTGAACGCTGTACCTGCACCTTCTAAACCGGCTTGTAGGGCGGCAGCGCCGTAGGCTTTTGTTCTGTCAATCTTGACGGGCTCGCCCTTTTCCATCTGCTCGGCAGCTTGACGCTCAACGTTGCTACCCATGAACTGCGGCAAGAGCGTAGCACCTGCACCAAGGGCACCACCAACAAGCGTGCCTACACCCGGAGCGATAGCTGAACCGGCCATAGCGCCAAGACGTGCGCCGCCTGCCATAGAAGCAAGATTGGCACCTTGACCAGCCAAAGCACGAGGAATTTGGGATACGGCTTCGCCTGCTGCGGACAGCAATCCTTTGTCTTCGTACGCTTTCTTGACGGCTTCAAATGACGGGCCTTCGCCAGCTTCTTTGCCGATAGCTTCGCCCCGTGCAACACCAGCTTTGGCAGCTTCTTCGGGGGATAGGATACTCTCTAGACCCGTACGTCCTGAGGACAGTACTTGTTTGGCACCACGGACTAACTCACTGCCAATCGTGGACTGTTTTGGAGCTTCTGGAGCCGCAGGGACTTCTGCGGATTGAACCTGCTGAATGTACTGAGCCAGCCGTCTGGCCCCATCCGTATCTCCCGCAGCGTCTGCGTTGCGAAGTGCTTGGTAAAGGGCGTTCAGATCGGCCATTGCTTAGTCCTTATTTGCCCCCGTATTTTTTCAGGAGCGCGTTAATATCAGCAGGGGTTCCGCCGGGGCTTGCTGCGCCGGGGGCTGGCTCCATTGTAAGACCAAACTGTGCATACTTGGAAGCCTGAATTGCACGCAACTTAGACAACAATGGCGCTGCCTTGGCTGGATTCATGGAATACAGTGGGCTTTCCAACATTTTCTTGATGGCTGCAGCTTCTGGGTCACGGGCAAACGCCGCTTCCGCTTGCTGTGTAGCCTTCATGTCAGCATTGCCCCCCGCAACATCTGCACGAATGTTTGCAACAGCCAGTGCGTTGGCACGGTTAAGTCTGCCTTCCGCTGCTTGGTGGGCCAGCTTTTTAGCTTCGCGGTCGTCCAGACCTTGTTCCTTAGCGGCATCAAACGCATTCTTATATGCGTCGTCGTACTCTTTCTCGCCAAATGCAAGGACTTCTTTTTTGTAGCCACGTTTGGTATCTGCAACTTTGGTGGATTCGCCCATGATTTCCTTGAGCAAATCAAACTTTTTTTGCTCGTTAGCCAAGCGTTCAGCTTCAATCATGCCAGAAGCGTTAGCACCCGTCTGCAGTGATGTGCGACCACCAGCCGTAGCCAACTTACGAGCGTAGTCACCGATCCGTCCATACAAGTCTTTTTCAGTGTCCATACCGCCAACCCTACCTTGCAAAGCCTTAATGTAGGCTTCTTGGGCAGCCGTATCAGGACCGCCAACTTGCTCGGCATAACGCTTCAAGGCTTCCTCACGACGTTGCGCAGGGGTCTGTGCATATTGTGCCGCCAAGAACTTATTGCGGTCAGATTCTGCTGGCGTAGCAATTCCAGCAGGGGCGGATGTTGGGGCCGAAGGCGTGGCAACTTGTTGTTTTTGCTTAGCTAATTGTGCCAAATCGCGTGCAGGGGCAGCGGGCGCAGTCTCTGCGGGAGCACTCGCCATCTCTGAAGCCGCAATTTTGAGCATGCGTGGATCATTAGCCATTGTTGGGCGCAGGTTCTCTCCTTCTGCCCGAGCCAATCGCATATTGCGTTCACGCTCGGCTTCCAAAGCCTCAGCAGCTTTTTGCTTTGCTGCACGTAGTGGGCGCGCCCACAGTGGGGTATCGTCCTCAACCACATCGCCTTCCGCAAACGCAACGATACCGCCGCCTGCGTATTCTTGGCCCAGATTACTCTGCAATTCTTCAATGCTGCCTTGGCGCTCTGGCTGTGGTGGACGCTCTGGGGTTTGTGTGGGCGCAGTTTGACCCAGCAGGGCTTGCAAGCCTTTCTGCTGTTGCTGTTGTTGAACGGCGACTTGCCGAGCTTTTTGCAAAGCCAGTTGTTGTAGCGATTCCGCAACAGTTGGGGGTTTACCCGTAGGTGCTTGCTGCTGCATACCTTGCAGGGCGGCCATGGCTTGCTGACGCTTAACAGCATCTTGTTCGTTTACATCAATCTGCAAGGCAAGAAGTTTAGCCAAGTCAGGCGGCATCCCGGGTTTCGCCTGTTGTTCTTCTTTGATGCGGGCGTCTAATGCACCGGGGTTGCCACGGTACAGAGCGGCGATGCCTTGAGGGGATCCGTATGACATGTTAAATCCTTAAACTTTTTTGGCTGCGGTATTACCCAACAGAACATTTAATAAGTCGTTAGCTGTCGCAACGCCAGAACCGATGTTTGACAAAGTGCTAGGCTGAGTCATGTTGTAGCTCTGAGCCGCCAGTGGCAGACCTTGCAGTAATGACTGCTGGAACTGAACCATCTTATAAGGGTTTGCCCTAGCCTCTTCAAACTGCGCCTTGTCTGCGGCGATACCCTCAGATTCGATACCGCGTTGTGCGGCACCAGCGTCAAGTTGAGTTTTAAGATTAGCCAAGCCAGTCTGCGCTTCAGTTGCCCCAAGGTTGCCTTGAGTTTGCGCGCCAGTCAGACCAGTTTTCAATGCGTCCAAACCATATGTAGCACCGAACTGAGCCTCTTGTGCCTTGCGTGCTTGGTCAGCGTTAAATTGCGCCATTGCCTTATCGTATGCAGTGCTGTAACCTGTGCCAGTGATGTTGGCCAAGTTAGCACCCAATGCGCGCTGTGTTTCAGCATCAAGGATAGCCTGACGGCCACCACCGAAAGCGCCAGCTTGCGTCATCTTTGCAGCGTTCTGCTGCTGGGTAATCTGTGACTGACGGCGAGCTTCTGCCAACTGTGGTTCAAGCGCAGTCTGAATATAAGGATTCATGTACTGCTGAGCTTGTGTAGCATCAAACGTAGTGGTAGTTGGAGAATAGCTCAAACCTTTTGCTGTCGTGGCGATATCACCAGCGGTAGTTGCCGCTTGGTTAATGGATGTCGGCGTTGTTAAGCCAGCCGCAGTTTGAAATGCGCCAGTTTGCAGTGGTGATTCACCAGCGGTCAGCGGACCCATATATGCCTGATATGGCAAGTTAGCCAGAGCTTGGCCTTGACCCAACATGTTAGTGACGTATGGACCTGCCCAGTTGGAAAGGTTAGATTCAACACCAGATACGCCCGCGTTAACAGCAGTGCCGACACCCGAAGTGCCAGTCGATCCACCTGTCAAGAAGTGTTTTACAGACCCGCCTTTGGCGTATTTAGAGTTAGCCAGACCACCGGGCATAAACTTGTCGGGGTTGATTTTCTTGCCTTGTTTCTTAGTGCCAGTGCGTGCCATACGAATCTTGTCCATCATTTGATAAAGCTTTTTAGCTCCGGCATCAGAGTTGCCGTTACCCATATGAGACACGACATCCGCAGGAATAACAAACTCGCCATGGCTAAGCGCAGCGGGTTGACTGTCACCAATTTGTGCAGGGAGTTCATCAGCCATACCATCGGTAGCTCCCTGTAAATAACGCCCTGTAGCCATAGCAATTTCTCCACCCTCTGCATAACCGGCTGGCAAGTAGCCTTGACCGCGAAGCCAAGTCAGATCTTCAGCCTTAAGTCCAAAATCTTTTGCCAAGTCAGCAGTAGACAAGCCAGAGCTTGCAACAGCTTTAGCAACCGCATCTGGACTAGCACCTGATTTAAATATGGTGTAGACATCCTGTTCGGTAGCTGGCTTTTCTCCTGCGGCAATCGCTGCGGCTTTGTTTTGCAATGGCAACGCTGTTGCTTCTGCTACGTCTTGAGCAGAGATGCCATACTGCGTCATCAAATCTTGCTTTTCTTTATCGGTAGCATTTGGATTAAGTGCCAAGTAGTTATTGATACCACTGCTAACAGCGGACAAGCCCCTACCTTGCTGAATATTCCATTTATCCGCAGCAGAAGCCGTTTTGTTTACGGCCAGAGCATCGGCTACATCCTCCATGCTAATTCCATACTTAGCCATAGCATCTTGAATTTGCTGGGCAGTAGCGTTTGGATATTTGGCGATAAAGTTGTTGATCCCCTCATTAACACCAGATGAACCCATGCCGTGAGACAAGGCATATTTTTCAGCAGCGGAGTAATTACCTGCGCCCAGAGCTGTTTGCAGATCGGTAGCTGTAACCCCAAGCTGTTTCATCTTGGCTTGCAATTCGGCATTAGTAACGTTAGGGTTAGCTTTCAGCCAAGCATTAATGGTATCTAAATAGCCTTGAGGTGTGCCGCCACCAGAGATAAAATTTTGATATCCCAGTGAGCCTGCACTTGCGGCAGGCGTCGCAGCTTTGGCGGCTGACAACGTATTGATACCACCTAAGTTTGCACCTGTTGCGGTGCCAGTTGTTCCAGATAACTGCGACCATGAGTCAACGCCGGGCGTGCGTGTATACGTGACGTCACCGCCATAATCAATACCACCAGCACCGGGGCGATATCCTTGTTCTCTTGTAGGAGGAGCCTTGACCATGGTACGAGTTGCAGTTAACTCAGGGATTGTGCCTTGGTAGCCTGTTTTACCGTAGGCGGGGTTGTTTGCACCCATCAAACCAGCAATAGCTCCAGCACCTAATGCCAAACCTTTGTTGTCGGAAATGAATTTAGCTAAGCCGGACAAGTCAGACACGGGAGTTTTAACTCCGTTAGCATCCATTGTGTATGCACCGGGCTGTACGTAGTTTTGAGATGTATTACCGACTGGGTTGTTGGCATCTAAAACAGCTTGATCTGTCGCCGTGGTATTGAAGCCACTGCTGTTGCCCATATCCAGCACATTCCCGTAATCGTCATAAACTTCACCGCTCATGTTATTTCCTTTTGTTTCCGCCAAGGGAAAGTAGTTTGTACGCAATATCAGGGCCAAACATTTCTTCCATCAATTTTATGTCAGCGTACGGGTCTTGGCTAGGTACTTGTTGCATTCCACCCAGACCTAAATTGGCCAAGGTTTGTTGGGTTGTCTTTGTGCCGGGCGTTGTAGTTTTGGCAGGGGTAGCTACCTTAGTGCCGCCAGACGTCACTGTTTGAAGAATGTCGTTGGGGTTTAGGTCTGGGAACAGTTTGTCAATCTGATCCGCTGTAATCGCATCGGGGATGTCAGACACAATGTCCTTGGTGCGCAGACTGGGCACGTACGGTTCGTCTTTTTTGTCCGTAATCTGCAACTCAGGAATATCTGCTTCCACAGATTGCAGGATGTCTGGTGATCCCAAAATGGTATCGAGCGACGTGATGGGGCGATTGGATACAGTCTCCATGCCGGGAATATCGTCCGGCTGTGTAAAGATCGACGTGCCGCCATCCGCAGCATACGGAGAGAGTGCCCTTAGCAGGGCATCAATATTCTCAGGTTCTTCACGAACCGTCATATCTTGGGTAGCTGGGTCAATGTAGCCTTCGCCGCCGGGCTGGAAGTAGCCTGCAATAAAGTCGTCTGGGTTAGCCTCAAAGCCTGCAAGGGATGACTTCAAACTACCGCCCTGATCTTTAGCCAGACCGGTCAAGGCTTTAAAAATTTGACTTTCGTTTCCGCTGGTCAGGGCTTGGGCAGTGCCAACACCTTTAAGTACGTCGCCAATAGACATACCAGTATCGCCAAGCTGAGTGCTACCAACATATGGTGATGCTGCGTTTACGATACCTGCAAGTGATGGGTTTTGGATAATGTCATAAGCTTTTTTGACATCGCCCACCTTTATGCCAGTATCTCCCAGTTCCGCGGCACCAGCGCCAGCAGCTCCGCCAAGCAATGCGCCTTTGAGAATATTCTGATCGTTTGCTGCTGCATTAACGCCACCAAGCAAAGCGCCACCAGCGCCGGAAGCCGCCGTGCCGGTCAACCCAAATAACTCTCCAAGCGCGCCCGCGCCACCGCCCATGGTTCCAGCCGCCATGATGATGGGGCCAAGGTCATTCCAAGTAGTTTTAAGATCAGACTCGTTCCACTTGTGGCGGTCAATTACTTTGCCGTTTAGATCGTAAGTTGTTACGTAATCGCCTTCTTGCTTGGTAAAACCACCAAGCTTTTCTTCTGGCGTAAGCTCTTTATATACCGGCGTGGCATCCATGCCTTGACCGATGTAATCAATAATCTCTGTTGGTTGCTTTTCATATGCAGTCCAACCTTCACCCAACTGCGTTGGGATGTAGTCAATGATGTCGCCTTGTTCGGTTGTAGTGACACGTTGCTGCATGCCGCCTTTGTCGCCGTACAGAGCTTTGAGTTCTTCGAGGGTCATGGTATTACGGTAAAGCTGAGACGTAAGTGACCGTCACAATAACGGACGGGGCGGCTGGCCTAATTGGGGCAGTTTGAGTTGGAATGTACTCAATATATACATCGGAATTGCTGGTGTGCCATACAAGCTCCATATACTGACCACCTTGTAATTCAACAAAATAGTTAAGTGCGGTAACAAGACGACCGTTCACACCGCCGTGCCTAGGTGGGATGGTGTACACACTATTTGAGTCAGCAATAGAAACATCATCAACTTTAAGCCAAACGTCTACATCATGCTCCTGCGAGTCAATATTTGCAAACTGTGCGCTGTATTGGATGTTGTAAATACCTGATTGCGAAACAGCAATACGAGAAGCCGTTGAGCCTGTAATGGTTGTACTAGCAACTGTTTGCGAAGGGCTTACGGAATAAGTTCCCTCATACCCCCAAGGACGGAATGTGTACGTATTGGTTGCCTGCACGGTAAATGCAGCAGATAGCGTGACTGTATTAGTTAATGTATCGACACTGACAACACGGGTGTTGGCTGGAACGCCGGTACCAGAAACAAACTGACGCTCCTCAATACCTGTTACGGAACTCACTACAAATGTAGTTGCCCCAATAGCACCGCCACTTACCCATGTGGGTGTAGCTACAGCCGTAGCAGTAGAAGAAAGTTGCAAGTAAACGTACGTACCCACCGTCACGCCCGTGCCGGATAAGATTTGCCCGGGATACAAACGACCAGAAGTAATTGCAGTGACCGTCAGCGTTGTGGTTGCGATAGACCCTGTCAATGAGACAGTTCTTGGGTCAATATAAATTCCGTTACTCAAGCTGGTTGAGTTAAGCCGCATGGCATATGGAATCGTTGTTGAGCCGTCGTATTGGTTAGTCGTATCGTAGAAGCTACCGGTAGGGAATTGAATGTACTGTCCGCCGTTTGTGCCTGTCAAATAATTGACATTATCATTTAGCCGGTTGAAATACAGACGCAAAATATTATTAAGCTGCTCAACGTAACCACGCTGGTACATCTCTGGCGCAAGGGCCAGATTTGGTGGAACAACTTTACTCAACAGCGTCATGAGTTACCTCGACGGCCATCTGTTTTCATGTCAATACGAGGCGCACCCAACTGCCACTGCGTGCCGATCAAATTGTTCTCGACTTTAAACACCATCTGACGGCCACGCACGCGGATAAATACTTGACCAGTAAACTCTTCCACAGGGGCAGTCACGATGCGCTGGATATTGGCATAGTTAACACCGCCTTCAGACAAAGGATTGTTGTAACCTGAGCCTGAGTTCTGCAACGGAATTAAAGTCATTGTGACTTGCGGTGTGTTGCTTCCTTCCGACCCACGGAAAGTCAAGTCAGGCAGGATACGATACACAAAGCCAAAGTTGTGGCCATCATCAATGTCAAACTCTGTTGAGGAAATGTATGAGTTGATTGCAGTAGTTACCGCAGTGCTGTTGTCGTCTACACCAAGCTCGTGGTTAACTAAGTTGTTGATGTAAGTTGCAGCAACAGGGTAGTCACGCAAACCGGAATCCAACCATGCGGTGCGAGCCATTGAGCCGTAATACCAGACGTCTTCAAGATAGTTATAGACCACATACTTGTCCACAGTGTTGCTACCGGCTGAGCAGTAGAACCACCATACCTCATTGAAGCCTTCGCTTGTTCCAGAAAAAACTTGTTCGCTTTGCCCCAAGTTAATGTCACTATAAATGAATTGACGCAGATCGCAACGCAATGTGTTCAATCGACCATCGTAAACATAGAACTTATCTACGCCCATGAAATAGACTTTGCCCGAGGCTACGATTGCAGCGTTCGGGCCAAGGATAGAGATGTTGTCGCCAAGAAGTTGGCTTGACCAAACAGCTGGTGGGCCAAGATATTGCAATGAATACAGCGATGAATCTGTAAATACCACGATCTCTTGACGAGTTTGGACGGCAGAAACAATCTTAGAGCCGTGCGACAAACGAACACTACCTGCTTGGTTGGTAGCAGCGGGAGTCCATGTGACCACTGATTCTTGGTCTGACCAACGAATTAGCATCGGATCCAAAGCAAATGGATCTGTTGCGCCGGGATCGTTTGTGCCGAATGCAAATACAAAACGGCTTGTATCTGACACGTATACAAAATTAATCACGTATGGCACATACGAATCTGCGCTTGGCAAACTAGAAACCAATACGCCACGTGTGTTCAGCCCACTAGCCGCACTCCAATAGTAGAGCTTTCCACCACGAGGAGCGAACACCAAATCTTCGCCAAAGTTTGATTGACTCCACAAACGAAGAGTAGATGTGGAAGAACCGCCATAACCAAATAAGCCAGCGCCCCAAGGGCCAGCGCCCCAACCTGTCAGTGGAACTGCGTATTCAGGGCCAACATTAATTTGATATGCCGCCACGACAGCTGCGCCACCGCCGGGAGAACCAGCCGCATCAGTAGCGTTAGCCGTAGCCGTCGCAGTGATTGTGTATGTGTCGGCGCTTAAAACCGTGATTTGATATTCTTTATTCAGCACTGCGGCAGTGATATTACCGCCAAGACCTGTAGCCCCGCTGAAAGTTACAAAGTCACCCGTCACACCGCCATGCGCAGTATCTGTAACTGTGATGATGGCAGAGCCATTGGTTGCTACAAATGGATTGTTGTTAATTGTGCTGCTGGCGCGGATAGGCGTGATGTCATGATACACACCGCCCTGCTCAATATAGAACTTTAGGTTTGTGCCAACGCCAAGTAAGTTAGCGCCCCCAAGCGTCACCCAATTCCACAAAGAACGGCATACGCCTTGGAAAAATTCCGCTGAAATACGAACCCAGCCGCCAATCTTTTCAGGAGTTCCAGCACGAAAACGCACATTATTAGACTCGTACCATCCGCCAACGGACTGCGTGCCTGTGCTTACCGAACCCAAAGACTCGGATGCGTACCGCGTATTTTCCCGGTTTACGCCGGGTCGGAACAGAATCTTTTTTAACGGCATCGGTTAATCCAATAAAGCGCACTCTGCTGTGCGGCGTTTTAGTAGCCCCGGCAAAACCTTGCCGCCACCCTTAGTCCAGAGCATCAGTTGTTCCTTGGCCCCTTCCCAGTCATTGGCGTTGATTTTCCTCTTTAACGTGCTTGTTTGCAAGCGTCCAATGCCCAAGTTGTAGCAGAAATCTACGATGGCGTTGAGCTTTTTCACATCGCCTTGAGAGGCTAGGATCAGCAGGTTTGGGCACTGACGAATTGCACCGGGTGCGTAGGTATGTAGAAGTTCAGCCATCAGCAGTGCTCTGGCTGTTGGTTCGTCCATCGGGGGGTCTTGCAGCGTTACCTTGCGCCCATCAGCGTAGTACGTAGAACCATAACCAATTGTGGGAACCCCAGCCGGACACAGGTACGGCTTAGCCCGATAGCCTTCAAACCGACGGCACAGTTCTGCGGCTAGTTCTAGGTTCATAGGCCACGCTGCTTGAGGGTACGGTCGAGGAACCAGTAATTTATGGTGCCAGACACCA